GGCTCCGGCATCCGCGAAAATCCCTGCTTTCTGTTTTCCGTCCTTGTCGGTAATCATCTCTGTGAAGATATCCGAAATAGACTTTCCTTTTGCAGAATCAGCATCCAGCGCTTTTGTAAGCTCTGCGCGGTAGTAGTCGGCAGTAATATCGTTCAAAAACTCGTATTTCTTCGCTCCCTTTTCGTCTGTAGCCGTCAAGAAATCATTTACCTGTTTTTCGACTTCTGCCTTTCTGGCATCTGCTGCCCGTCCAGCTTTCTCTTCGTTGAGCTGTGTGGTGAGGGTTGTAACTTTCGTCTGTAATTCTTCGACGTTCACATCTTTGAATCCCTCCAGCTCTTTCTGCACATCGTCCAGCGAGTTCTTGTACTCATCACGCTTTGTAACTACCTTGTCATAATCTGATTTGGTCCGATAGTTTTCTTCCATCTTCTTTTTCAGATCTGCTTTTTTGTCTTCCGGAATCTCGATTTCGAGTTCTGAAAGAATTGCTTCGTAATTCTGCATTTTCTATCCTCCTAAACGTTGTTTTTAACTGCCCGTCGGCAGTAATGGATTTAGGCAGATCAACCTCTGCCGGGGTAATGGGAAAATAGGATTCGAACCTATCAAGCAGTCCAAAGATCCAGCATCTTATGGCAGAATCAAGGGGGATGATGCCAGTTTTCCATTACTGTTTCCCAATTGTGTAATTCATAGTAATAAGAAACACGCCGCGTTTTCAGAAAGGCTTGAGGAACGGAAAACGCGGCATATTTCAGACACGTTCCGAGCCTTGTGCAGGCTCTTAACAGGATCCCCTAGAACGTCGAAAGGAGGTGAATTGAACATCAAAATGACTTACAAGCCCATCCCAACTTCTTTTCACGCTCCTATCGTACTACATTCAATGTTTTTCGTTGTACCCATCTTGTCATCACGAATCAGCAAGTTTTCGAATCTGCTGCATGATGGCCTGTCTTTCGTCGCGAAAATCCGCATCAAGAATCATCGCCTGCAGCATATCGAACACCTCAACCATCAGGCGGCCGACGGAATCCATAAGCTTATCTTTGTGCGCCGCGTCTCCGTGTTCCTGGTACGCCATTTTTGCCGCAATGTATTCGTCATATAATGCATCAATATTCTTATCATATTTTCCGTTGCTGTACTTCTTAATCAGTGTCTCTGATGCATCCATCATGACCGATGGAATGCTCTCACACTCCATTTTCCGCATATTGCACAGTGTGGTTGTGATTTTGAACATTGCGTCAAGGTTATCTGTCGTGAGTTTCTGCATCGCAGATTCTTTTTCTCTTTCCAACTGCTTTTCCAGCACTTCTTTCACGTTTCCCATCATTCAACCTCGATTCCTTTCATGCGTTTTTTGTATTGTTCGTTCAATTCTTTCTGCGACTCAGTGATATGGACCATATCATAGCCGGTCGAGATCAGATCAAGAATAATTTTGTCAACCTCTTTCAGTTCATCGCCCACATCATCTATCAGCGAAGTTACAAGCATGAAATCTTCCACATTTCCTTTTTCAAGTAGCGTTGCGGCATAGCTCTGATATACCGCTTTTGTCTCCTCTTCCCATTCACGATAGGCGGAAAATCCATCCTCTACGGCTTTCTGCTTAGTGCCTTTTCCGACGGAAAGGCTTTTTGCGGCATACCATCCGTCCGGAATCATTTTCACATCGCCAGAAAACGCATCTGGAATAATTTTCCCGTGCCGTTCGATGTAATACCGGCACACCTTACGGCGCTCAAGGCTTTCTGCGATGTGCTGGTACTCATGTATCCGTTTGTAACCTTTCAGCCCGAGAAAATCGAAATAATCTGCCATCTGGCCGTGCATCATGATAGCTGCCACGAAGCGGCTGTTGATTTCCGAAAAAATAGCATCCGCATCTGTTACGTCTGTTTTGCTTCGGAAAGTAATCATGATTCGTCACCCCCTACGCAACTTTTTTGATGATGAGGTTCGCGTCTTTTACCAGGACTTCGGTTGTAGAAATATTTCCGACTGATACAGTAAGGCTTGTTCCTGCCGGTACAGGGATCAGCGTGTCCGCGCTCACGTTCTGATAAGTGTTCGCAGTAACTACGGTATAGTCCATCTCTGTTCCTCCAACCGCTTCTCCGTTCAGTTTCAGCGTAAGCACGGTCGCGCCTGCTGCCGCCGCTGTTACGTTGCCGTTGAATTGTAATTCCACTGCGATAGGAAGGTTCGTGCGGTTCGTTATTGTGAAAATTCCGCTTCCCTCGATGTGGTTCAGCCATCCGCTGGAGCATCCACAACGACGGGATTTTACGCGGGTATTTGTGAATACAATATTCTGTCCTGCTGCTACTGTCTGTTCTGCTTTGGCAATTACATTTAACATAATTTCTCTCCTTTTCTTAACAAAACAGGGGTAAGCTCCACGCCTACCCCTGCAATTTTGCACAACTACTATTTCGTAGATTTGGAATCTTCCAACATGCTGATTATTTTATTTTGGTTTTCGATGATCCGGTCAAGGTACTTTCTGTCCTGTTCCTGCAGATGTTTTGCGATATCCGCATTGCTTGCCTGTGACAGGTCGCTCTGATAATTCATCGCCTGAAGGAATACACCGAACAGGTTCAGAAGATCGAGTGCGGACAGCTCGCTTGTGTTCATCACAGCACGTTACCGCCATTTCCGCAGCATCCGCCGTATCCTGTCATGTTGTACGCAAAATACGGGGAGCATGTAAGATAAGCCGGTGTAGGTGTCGGGCGTACCGCATCAATGATTGTACGGGTCTGAGAAACCTGTGAAATCTGATTGTACGCGTTCTGCAGATCGCGGTCACGGTCTGACAGCTTATCTCTAAGTGCCTGGATGGTGTTTTCCTGCATCATCTGTCTGGTTGCGTTTCCATCGGCCAGAATGCTCTCCTTGATGTCACAGCAACACTGTGCCATCTGCGCCTGCATATTCTGTGCCATGAGTGCCGCATCATACCGGCTCTGCAGGATTTCTTTCTGCGTTTCACAGCAACAATTCTGCTGTGCCGCCTGTACCTGCTGTAAGCCGAGCTGATTGGTGTAACGATTTTCCAATACGTCCCTCTGTGTCTGGCAAGCAGTGTTGGAAACGTTCTGATTGGTGTTGAAAATATCACGTTTCACAAATTCATCCGAAATGAAATTATCATGTACGCCAGTTTCAACGCCGCCGCGGTTCCATCCGCCCATCATCGGGAACAGAAATGCCAGCAAAATAATCCAGATCCACCAGCAGCCACCGCCCCAGTCATCGTCATTGTTTCTCGTTACGGCTGCTACATCAGCCGCGCTAAGTCCCATTGTTCCATCTGTCATGGTTCTTTCTCCTTATTCTTCTATTTATTAAGGCTGTGCACCGCCCTAATATCTTATTTCATTAGCCCGGAGAACTGCCCCGGGTCCATCCCGTTCTGTCTGCACATTTCCTCGAATACCTGCTTCGGGTTCTTTCCCTTGCACATATCCATAGCTTTTTTAACATTCGGGTTCGTCTGCGCCATCTGTTCTACTGCGGCCTGCGGGTTGCCCGCCTGTTTGAGCTTATTGACCATCTGCATAGCCTGCATCATCGCGCCCATCGGGTTGTTACCGCCTCTCATATTGCCTATCATGCTCATTAATGGATTCATACGGGTTCCTCCTTATTCTCCGGCTTTTCGCCTAATCGCGTCAGCAGAGCGTCAAATTCCTGCCGCGTAACGTATTCTTGTCTTTCTTCTTTCGGCTGGCTCTGTGCCGGGTTTAGGGCTTCTGGCGAGATCTCGGCGAACTGAAACACCTTGAAAGTCGCGCTTCCCATGCCGTCCACAGACTTAACGTAAAACACAGGGCTGTTGTTGTCCATCATCCAGGCAGTGTGTCCAGGCTGGACAATCTGATTTCTTGCGCCCTCGATACCTGCAACCTGTATCCAATTTACGTTGCTGGTCGGCGCCTGCTGCTGTTGCTGACTTTGTTGTGCATACATGCTCATCTGCTGGTTTCTCGCCTGTTCCAACTGATTGATTCTCTGCTGAAGCATTGCCTGTTCGTTCGCAAATGCCTGCGGGTCAATATACGGATACATATTCATCCCTCCGTTCTCTTTCTACTCATATTTTAGGCGCAAAAAAAGGACTCTGACAGTTCGTCAAAGTCCCATGAAATGCTTAAAAAAGTATCATCAGCATACTTTAATGATTTTGGTGTTTACGTTTCTGCTGATCCGTTTTGCAGTAGAAACAGAAATGTTCATTAGTTCCGCACACTTTTCGAGCGGAATATTCCTACTCCGATAATCAAAAAGTGTACGTTCGTCACGCGTAAAATTACAATACGTGCGAAAATATTCCAGCTCCGGTACTGTGAATTCATACACTTTCAAGATAAGCCCTCTTAATTTTTCTTGTCGGTCATCGCATTTACAAGTTCTTCCCTCGTTTTTTTTAAGCCCTCGATGTTGTTCCCTGTAATCTTATTTTCGATCAGATTGAACATGCTCCTCATTATCAGATTCATATCATCTCGTTGGGTGCGGATAGAGGTATAATCTTTCTCAAGTTTTGACTTGATATCCTTGATATCCTCCTCCATCGTCTGCATCCTCTTTTCCAGATCCCTCTCGGGCTTTTTGAATTTCTTCCATGCTCCGGTCAGAACCACAATCGCGCCACCTACTGTAGTTATCCAGCCGCAGAGAATCATGATTTGATTAATCGTCTCAATCATCTGCTTTTTCCTTTTTGCGTTTTTGATATCGCCGTGCATCCGCTGCGGCTCTTGCTGCCTGTTTTCGGTCCCAATGGGCTATTTTCAATCGCTCATCATAAGGGCGCAGGTTGTTGTCTTCGCAAAACTTGCGATATGCTTTATTTTGCTTACTAAGCAAATTAGCTTTTTGCTCTGTTCTACTTTGCAATTTGCTTTTCGTCTCGTCATCGCTTGCGTTGTCTATAGCATATTGCAAAGTTTGAATTTGCCTTTTGCTGTTTCGTATTCTGCGCTCCAACAATCGTTGCCGCTTCTGTGCTTCTTCAACCTTACGATTATCTGCGTATGAGATGTTCTTAGCGTCAAATGGGTTGTTCTTTCCGTCTCCCGATCCGAAGCTATGACGGCAATTCCAGCCACCCAGCCCCTCGCCGGTGCCGTATCCGGTCACCTCGTAGAAATTCGGGTATTTCTTGTTTTTTCCGGTTCGGGAATAGAATCGCCCTTGCCACCAAAGATGATTTCCCGGGTTCTGCCCGCCGTCTCCCGTTCGTGCGCCTACATGAGCAGAAACAAGAATAATATCCCAGTCCATCTCCTCCATCCGCGCTTCTGCTACATCGCACGCTGCCTGCGCTATGCCAGTTCGTACGATGGTCATGGTCGCAGATTCAAGGCTTTGCCGGTATCCGGTCGGGTACTTGACTGTTAGCCCCTCATCTGACACTTTCTCAATAAGATCAGCCACAACAGCGCCGTAAGACTCGCCGCCGCTCAGAACTCTGTGGTAGGCGCTGTCAAGCTCGTTGATGAAGAGTCTTTGCGCTTCTTCCGCGGTCGTCCGTGTGAAGTTCCGCCATGTTCCCGCGGTCGCCTTATAGTCCCTTTCAAGTACACGCATAAGCGTTGGGGAAAGAAGAAGCGGCGTTGGTGCCAGCCCAGCCGCCGTGTATACTGCGTCATCCCATTTGAGCGTCTGTATTCCAGCGTCAATGCAGGCTGATTTGATCTCTGATAGCTGCTGATTGGTCGCCTTTGCTATCTCTTTCTGTATATCTTCCAGCAAATAGCCAGATTCCTGCAGTGCTTCGATTCTCCACTTGTCCGCAGCCGTCAGCATGTAGTTCTCGCCGCGCTCCATGCGGGTCAGAATCGCCTTGACGATCTTCTGCATGATCCGGTTGTGTAAGTTCTCTGTGATGGCTTCTGCGCCCTCTGCCGCGTGCTGCAGATACTCCGGGGTAAGCATGTCTTATTCCTCTTTCTGCGCCTGCTTGATAATCTGGTTCGCGCCTGTGCTCGCAAGTCCGCTGACGATGCCGACAGCTACCGCATTAAGCACGTCATGCGCCGGGAAGTCCGGAATCGTGTACATACCGACCACACCGAGTACCGCGCCCGCAAAGCCAACTGCGCATGGAATCCATTTGTTGCTAATATCCGTTGCTTTCATCACCATGCCTACCAGATAGCAGACTACTGTGATGCAGACTACTGTTGCTACTCCACTCATATCCATGTTATCATTCCTCCTTATATTTGCTGTCAAAAAGCTCTTCCTCTTTCGGAGTGGCTTCTTCGACCATTGCCTTTGCGTCTTCCTCCGAGAATCCCTCGAACTTGACGAAATACATCCACGCCGGTACCTTTCCGGCAGTAACGTAGCTCCACCAGCGTGCACGATCCTCCTCTCGGTTGTACGTAATATCACCGAAATCATACGTTACTTCGTATTCCCCTGCCGGACTCTCCCCGTACAGATCCGCATATACGCTCAACGCATAATAGACGGCATCCATGCACTTCTCGAGCTGATCCCGAACATCTTTGATGTACTGGATCGTCCGCCGGTCATCGGACTCAACTTGTGTTGCCGTTACCATGCCGGTTTTCTGGTCGAATACAAAATAGCCGTTTGAGAAGCCCGCCTTATAGCCGATCTGAGATAATAGCGCATTGAGACCATTAACTCTTACCTCTGTGTTGAGTGTCGGGTTAATCTCTTGATAGAATGTATCCGTTCCGTCGCCGTATACGTTGCGGACATACTTCGGCAGGTGCGTTGTTGCGGCTGCTCCCGGGGTCATCTTATTGACCGGAGTGCCAGCCGGAGACAATAACCGATCATCTGCCAGAACGATTCGTTCACTGTCGTGGATTTCTCCGGTCATGCGTGAATATGCAATATCAAGGTCTTTCAGTTCTTCCATCGCTTCTGCATATACCGGCAGGCCGAGCGGTGTTGACTTGTCCACATTGTTCGCTTGCGGTGTCACGAATACGCCAAACATCGGGCCATCCAGGCTTTCTCCGTTCGCTTTCAGAATCGGCGGGGAGTCTGCCATAAGCTCAGACCATTTCGTATCTTTCAGAGCCACCGGATCGCCGATTGAATCCGGTGTTTTCGATCGATACGCCCGGTTGGAAATATAGTAAGGGCGTACTGTTTCCTCACCCTGCTTCTCTTCTGCAAATCGGTGGTATTCCAGCCGCGTGTAGTACCATTTTCCTTGCGTGTACGTATCTTTGAATATCATTCCGGTGATATTCTGGTTGTCATAATCGGTTATAAGCACTTCATCAGGTGTGAATACATCCAACGTCTTCCCGTTCGGCTTGATGACTACCGTGCCATACGCACAGCCATATTCCACCCATTTTCGGATACTGAAAAACACTGCATCCGTCTGCTGCTGCAGCCATTCCGCCCGTGCTGATCCCTCGATTGTGATTTTAATTGCTAATGTCGCAAGCCGCGCCGTTTCTGAACTTAGCGATTTTGCAAAATTGATTGTTCGGATGCCGTTCTTAACATCTTTCCACAGCGGTTCGCCGGCATAAACCGCAGCGCACTTTTTTATGACCGTATCCATTACCGGCGATTCGATCACATCAACATCAAACGCCTGCTCCGCTTCGCTTCGAAAAAACATGCTTAGCCACCTCTTAATAGTTGTTATCAGTCCCATTCCTAGCCCTCTGTCACTTTTCTGCCGCACATCGGGCAGTAATTGACGTTATGCGGCGTTCCCTCGATGCTCCCCGCCGCTCTTGTCTCGACCATCGTCTTGCGTATCAGCTTACACTTATAGACGTACCGTGCACGCTGATCGAATCTTTCTAATGTTTTCCAGTTTTTCAGCTCATCGCAAAATTCGCACATTATGCACTATACCCCCTTCGATTAAATAATGGTTCGTACGCATAACGTAAAGCCGAGATAGCATGGTCGTTACCGTCTGGATATCCGCTGATAACGTTCCCGTCCTTATCCCGGTCGTATTCGTATTCCGTAATTTCTTTGTAAGCGTGCGGTGTCCGCTTCGGATCAATCACAAGAGTTCGTGCCTGCAGGAATTTGAATCCGTATTCAATGCTTCCCGGTCCTTTGATTGCTCCCCTGGCCGGGAGTCCGGCATCCCTATAGTCGTTTACGGACTTAGGCTCCGCGGAATCGCAGATAATCGTATAGTCATCATACCCTTTTTCTTTGATCCATTTTGCTGTTTTCTCATTGCTCCACTTATTCACGTATAGTTCGTCAATGAGATAGATTTTCTCCCGCGCCGAATCGTAGTAAGTCCGTAGGTAGCAATACTGATCCGGGTACCATCCGAAGTCAACGCCTGGATAGATACGGTCCATGTGGCTAATCTCTTCGTCTGTGATGTCTCGGATCTCCAGATATTCAAACACGTTTCCGCCGTCTCCGTTCGGGATGCCGAGATACTCATGCTCGTACGCTTCCGGATTGACTTCTTTTAGATGTTCCGCGTCCTCGATGAACTTCTTTCCGAGCCATTCCGGCGGCGCGTCTGTATAGCACGAGTGGTGTATCACTCTTTTCGGATTCGGCACGAGCTTGATTCGGTTGACCCAGTTACTTTTGCTTTTGGGAGGGTTGTAGGATGAGAAATCATAGGAGATGTCACCGCCTCGTAAAACTGACTGATTCACGGAACGCTCCTGTGCGTCGCCTTTCATCTGGTCTTTCTCCTCTTTCCAGAGGATTCCAATATAACCAAATTCTGGCTTAATGGATTTCAGTTTTGTTTCGTCATCCAGCCCGCGAAAGTATATCGTCTGTCCGGTCTTGATATATTTTATTTCTAGCGGCGATACTTTAAACTCGAACTCTTCCATCAGCCCAAGTTCATTTATCGCCCATTTCATGTTGGCATACACGGAATCTTTCAGTGTTCCAGCCACCTGTCTCGTGATGCAGGCGTGCATCTGAGGGTTATTCTTGAGAATTTCAACGATTTTGAACGCCACATAGGACGATTTCAGACCGCCGCGCCCGCCTTCGAATACATATTCAATATTCGGCTCGATCTTACGGTTGATGTCAACGAATGCTTTTCCAATCACCCTCGCTGGCAGTTCATATACTACTATATCTGCTTTCTTATCCGCTACAAGCTGCTCCCACTTTTCCACAGCCATCATGTTTCCCTCGATGGCCTTACTGTACACCGACGCTACGATCCGCGCGTTGTTGTTCGCGCTTTCATCGTCAATTCCAAGCTTTGCGAGAGACTTTTTTGCCTGCGCAGGTGCCGGGTTCTCGGCTATCATCTTAGCCAGTTCGGAAAGGGTCTTTTTCTGCCTGCGCACCTGTCCAGACTTGATACCGCCTTTTCTGGCGTTCTCTCTTACCTCGCTCTTACTTCTCCGGTTTGTCGGTATTAAGTTTTGTTCGTTCGCCATTCCATCATCTCTGTTCCCTTTCCTGTAGCTTTATTTCTTTACCCAACTCTTTGTTTTACCGTCCCACCGAAAGCCTTTTTCTTTTAACATGCTTCGTATGTTGTAGGTTTGTCCCGAAACGCTGCTTACCTTGTCCCATCTGATACCGTAACTTTCAATTCCTCTGGAATCATCGTAGCTCACAATACCATGTTGGATTTTATACGTCACATCTTTTGTGTTCGCTTTCGGGTTGCTGTTATCGAACGTTCCATAGGCTTTTACAATCTCTATTCCGCCTTTTTCGTTCTTTTGTTCTACCGCTTCATACACATCATCTCTATAGTGTGGACCATAGATAGAATTCCGGCGGTAGAATGTCGTGATCGTCTGCTCTTTCGCTTTCGGGTCCAACGCGGATTGGCTTTTCCTGCCTATTCCACTTGCCCCCCCTCGTCCGCCCAACTAGATTCCCTCCTTCTTGTATCTCTCCTGGAATGCCGCGACCTTTTCCACGTCCCACTCCAGTTCTTCCGGAACTTTCCCGAAGAAGATCACATGCTCCGGTGATAATCGTTTCATCATTTCTTCATATCCCCGCAGGAATGCCGCTTTTTTCGCCTTGCTGTTCTGCGTTCCCACACTGGATACTGCCACCACGCTTCCCACCGGCTCGCCATCAAAGCACCACTCGAACGAGCTTTCATCGCTCCATGCGATCGTAGGTATTACACGCAGTCCATTTATCTGCATATATGCCGCGCACCAGTGTTTTCTGTAATGGTTGTAAATCTGCATGGCTTTCGGAAAGTCCGTGTACATGCTGAAATCCGGTGAAAGCACGTAGTCATAGTCTCTCAGTACCTCAATATACCTGTCCGGGTTGTTCCATATACGTTCGAACTGGTAGTCATCTAGGAAGAAATGCACACCCTTCCCGGCTCGCCTCGCAGTGCTCGCAGCGTAATTGAATCCGATCCACTCGCACTTCTTGTACTGTTCTGGCATAATTTCGGGGATTCCGTACTCTCCCACGCCGGAGAAGATCATTTTCTCGAGATTGTCATAAGTCTTGTTTGTAGGCATAAAAATCACCCCCATACTAATACACTTCTATTCTTAGTGTACTGGCATGGGGGCTTTTCATTGTACCCTTTTTGTGCTTAATATCAGATTATTTTTCCGTTTCTTCGGATTTTTTCTCCGCTGATGGCCAAAGATCCACATCATAACCGTTTTTTACGATGACGTTTTTATCTGTGATGCTTACAATCAACTCATTTTCTTTCGTACGCACCAAAATTTCGCTTACTTCTTTCCCTCCGATTATCATTCTAACTCCTTCCCATGCAGAAGCAGCAATCTATACAGCTCCTCGATTGTCTTCCGCCTGTACCCCTGGAAATCTTTCCGCTGCATTGGGATGTACTGCACCTGGCTGATTCGGTCATACCCAATTCCAAGCGTCAGATTCGCGAACAGGGCACTCGATATCTCCGGGCAAGTCTTTTGTGCGGCCTGCAAGATAAGATTCTGGTCGTAGTCGTGCGCGTTTCTGCAATATGATACGATCTTATCCCCAAGTTCTTTCGAAATCCCGTAATCTTTCAAAAATGTGTTCCGAATGCTCATGGCGCAGCTCCTTTCTGCGTTACGCTTCTTTTACTTCATCTCTTAACTGGCAGAATTTGTATGTGACGCAATACTCTCCCACACTGAATACCGCTATATGCGTCGAAATGTCAACCAAAGTTGCATCACTCCACTGATACGAATTTACGTTGCCATCCGCGATTGACGGGCGGCGGATCTTATACCTGTTCCCTATCACAAGTTCTTCTTTTGTCATTTTGATTTTTTCTCTCCTTCTTCATCCAAGTTCATGCTTTCTAAGTCTTCAATTAGCTTGCTATATTTACTTAATGTCTGATCTTCTTTTACCATCTTAAATACCCCAAAAATTTTCCTCGATTAGATGCAACTTCTACCGACACATTAAAATACTCTGCAATCTTGGAAGTATCTACTACGTTACCGTCCGCAATCCTTTTAAGAACTGTAAGATATTCCGATGCTGGCATTAAAAAAGCTGCTGCAAACTCATTTGCTTGATATTCTTTTTCGGAGCTTCCTATTCGATGATAAATGTTATTCTCTTGTCTTGCCCATAACTCTTTATTAGTTCTATATCCCATATGAAGAAAGAGATGTCCTAATTCATGCGCAATTGTAAATCTTTCTCTTTTTTCGTCTTGATATGGGGATACAATAATCCTAAATCCATCCCCTTCCTTTTCAACTGCGCCATCTGAAAATGAAGTTTCTTTTTGGATAGTACCACCTAATATTTCAACAATATCACCAATATTCTGAATCGGAACAGAAATGTCATATACATTTAGTATATCTTCTGCTAATGAATTAATCATTACTTTAGTTGGCTTTAATACATCATATCTATTCTCTCCCTCATACGACTCATACAGTGCGCCACATCTGTCACATTTGTATGCTCTACTCATTCTTCCTCACCTCCTCCAAACCCTTCAAAGACCGTTTTAACTACTCCTCTTGTCACTTCTGGAATTACAGCATAAGGCATAGCAATTCCTTTTTGTATATATTGTTCTGCCGACTCCGCGATCTGTTCTTCCAGTCTCTCATACCGGGCCAACTTTCCGGCTACTTCGTTCAGTACCGGGCATTCATCTGACGCGCAGTGTTCCCCGTCGTACGGGCAACTGGTACCGCACAGCTTAATATATGCGGTACCGTCAAAAGAATCTTCGGTAAGTCTTTTCGTTCTTCCCATCTTCACTCCTCCGGCATATCCGTATACCACATTTTTTCGATTTCTTCCGCCAGCAAAAGAGCAATGCTTTGCGTTTGTCCCTCATGCACCGGCCCACACAGAATCTCTACTACTTTGCACTGTGCACTCTGTTTTGCGATCAGATGCAGCACTTCCATCGCTCTTTCCTCTGTTTTGTAGCTTCCCAACTCCTCACGCCGTTCTGTGCAGATGCAATGACAATTTTCGTTTTTCTTGTACACGAACATTGTCAGATCACCGGTGTTCACCACTGTTTTCTTGTCCTGGCTTCTAATCAGCATCTTCTTCCTCCTTTTTCCTCACGCAAATCTCAACGGTTCCTGACTGTCATCGATATTCAGATTCGGCACCCGCTCCCCTACTTTTAGGTATGGGCAGTTGTATTCTTTGTACTGCTCCATCGGTTTCACCTTCTTTCTTTTTCAAAACTGCTTTTCAGCATCCCCGCTTTGATCAGCTCGTAAATAATATCAAGGCTTGTTTTTCTGTTTCTGTACCTGCAATTAGGATTCGCGTGAATTCTCGGGTCATCATCTCTCCAATCATTTACCTCAAAGTATACATTACTCACAAAAAGCATCTTTTTTCCTCTTGCTACGCACAGATAATAGCATTCGAGGTCACTCGATATTCCTTTGCATTTTTTAAAACCAAATTTTTCAAATTCTTTCGCTTTTACCGTTGGAATCAGCATATTTTTTCACCTCCTACGCAAACGGCTTGTGCAGTCCGGACTAGCCCACATCAACGCCACATGCTGATCCTTGACATATTTCCGCAGGTTGACCTTGAAAATATCCTCGGTCAGATGCAGCGTGGTCGGGTGATTGGTTTTATGCATCAATATGGCGTCCGGGTCGTGGTTTATCGCAATATCTACCGGCCGCCCCAGTGCCATCTCGATGCCGACGGAGGCACCGCCCCCGCCAGCAAAGCAATCTATAATCAACTCTTTCATTTCAGAAAATCCTCCAAACTCATCTGCACCGCCGGAATGTCCTCCCACTCCACGCCGATATAGTCCAGCACCCTTCCCCAGCCATATTTTTCGCCAGTGTTTGGATCTGTGCAGCAGCGATACATCCAGAATTCCCATTCTTTCGGGTTGCGCTCCCGGAGCTTGTCAAACCGGTGCGGCCGCTGCTCCAGATGAATTCCAAAACCGCACATGCTACAGCCGGTTCTCTGTGCTCCTGTTGTGTATAATTCTCCATTCTGCCGCTTCGCTATCGTTCCATAGATTTCCGGCACAATGGATTCCAGCGGAACATATTCTTTCGGACTTCCGTCCTTATTCCGGCCGTATGGCTGCGCATGATACAGCTTCTCGAACAGCGCCAGATGCTCATGGTACCAGCGGTTCATATCCAGAGCCAATTGCAGAATATCCTGCCGCATGAAGATCGCAAAGGGAGCAGATCTTATCACCGTCTTACCGTAATAATTGCAGCCATGATCGATCAACGCCTCTTCACGCTGTCCCCCTTCGCTTGCCATGATTCCAAGGTAAGGACTGCTGTTATGGTTCTTCGCCCAGTCGTCGCAAGGTTTCTCTTTTAGCCAGTAACAACATTCATTCGAAATTTTAATGTCCGGCTCAGGCTTGCCATAGTTGACACCCTCGTTCTCGTTTTCATAACCGCCGAACAGTCGTAACCATTTCTGCGGCAACTGCATGCGGCTGTTCTTGGCATAATGCCCCTGTGCACCGCATTCGCCGGTGATAATCGCATGCCGCACCGTTTTATTGTTCTCTGTCGGGTTCTGTAGCGTATTGATCCGCCCGGCGATCTTCTTGCTAATAACCGGAAATCCAATCTCATTCAAAATCGTAACCTTGCTCTTATACGATTTCACAACTTCAAGCCCCAATGCTCTATGTACCTTTTGGATGCTCTGATCTTCAATACCAGATACCGTAATTCCTGTAACGTGGATGCCGATACTGTGCAGCCAGATAAACAGCGTGATGCTGTCCAATCCACCAACGCTCACATGGCAGTTTTTATTCTCGTATTCCATTTCCGTCCAGAACTCCCACGCTCTTCTGGCCTGACGACGAAGTTTCACTTCATACGGCAGATTCTGCTTCGCCGTAAAAATCGCTCTCTGTATCTTCTTCTGTTTTTTCCACTCTTCTGTGCTTAATTCTCCCATTATTTCAAGAAGCCCGGTATACCCTTACCCCGGCCGGAGGCTGGCTCCTTTCTTTGTGTTTGTTATTTTTTATGTTTCTTGTTCCACTCGTTCAGAAATTCAATTTGCTCCTCATCCTCTTTCGGATCTTTTTTCCGATCCGGCGGGTCAAGCATTAGTTTTGCTGACGCGAGAATCACCGCGCAGAACAGAACAATTCCGATGATCTCCATTCTCTTTTCCTTCCTTTCCGAGAATCTGTTTTCTCGTTTTATCCCATTCTTTCAGAAGAGCATCCGGGAAATCGTTTTTACCGTATTTCGTTTCTTTCATTCTTCCGCCCCTCCAAAGCCAAACTCTTTTGCGAGATCCATATCCTCAAATTCCAGCGTCGCGCCGGTCTTTTCGTGCAGCTCCTCGTACATCTTAGCCAGACCTACACTGTTCATCTTCCGTACTGCCGCAGTGTAGTTGTCCATGTACCGGTCAAGCGCCTTTTTGTACCCCCATGTCTCATAGATCGCCAGTGCCGAGCACACGACGTTCGCCGCGCTGATGCAGTCCTCTGCTTTCAGCAGCTTTTCCTGTGCTTCTTTCTGGTAGGCTTCGGACAGGTTTCTCTGCATCCTGTCCACCCATTTCCGCAGGATCTCGAGCTTTACGCCTGTGATCCCGCTTACCTCTGCGGCTGTCATCGTCTCAGGGCTTAACTTAGTTGACGGCTTTTTCTTAAGCTTGTTGCTCATAGACACCTCCCCTATTTTTTTAGTGTTTCATCATCTGGTAGAAGCAAAACGCTACTGTTGCGCAGATAATTGCTGTTTTGATTACTGATACCATGCTTAACCTCCTGTCAATGCCTGTTCCAGCGCCGCGAAATCATAGTCCCGCTGGTTGAAATTGTTGAATTTGTTTTCTTTCTGCTGCTTCGTCGGCTCTCTTTTTCCCGGCTCATAATTCGCGTCGAGATAATCCACGTAACCAGAGCTGAAAAAGGTACTGCCGTACTGCGGCAGTCTCCAGCCCTCCTTTTCCAGTTCCTTCTTATACCTCTGAATTGCTCTCTCAAGCTCTTCCTGCCCGATTTTAAGCAGTTTTTTCTTTGCTGTATCACTTACCTTCCCCTTGCCTTTTTTGTTCGGATACAGGCTCCACAGCCGCTCGAAAAGAATCTTTGCTTCTTTGGTTTCCTCCTCCTTTTTCGACGGCTTCGGCTCTTCTGGTTCTTCGTGTTCCTCTTGCTTCTCATCTACAGTCGGCGGTGTTTCCTGATCCACAGCTTCTATTTTCGCCTGTTCCCTGTACCGCGCCTGCCGCTTCCGGTTGCTCGCCCGGATCTGTTCCAGCGCGGCTACGTTCTGATGTTCTTCCCATCCAGGGATCAGAAGCGTGTTTTCCTCGTTTCGGCTTATCATTCCCATACTTTCCAGCGCTTTCATGGCTACCAGAATAGTACTTTCTGGGAATCCAAGCTCATTTGCGAGCATCGCCGGAGTGTACGGGATGTTTTCGGTAAGGAAAATATAGCCATTTGAATTGCAACGCCCAGCCAGTGTCAGCAACATAACCCAGATAAGAACGATGTTGTTACCCTCCGGCAGGCCGCGAAGATACTTGATTTTCCGATTATCGAACATGTCGATAGACATCTTAACCCACTTAACCTCTCCCATCGTTTCCACCTGCTTCCAAGCTCATTCCGGCTTCATATTCTCGGTATATGACCATCCAGTCGTCTAACTCCATTGTGACAAGGATCTTATGATTGTTCCGTTTATGGAATACGGCCGGAAGAACGTCTTTTTTGCTTTCTTTCGCGTCGTGCTTCGCCTGATCCATCCAATCATAGAGCTGCATTCTCTCCTGATGCTTTGCTTCTACGTGTATTCCAGGGAGACCTACAACATCGGATGCATCCCCGGTGTTGCCGCAGTATTGCGCGGTCCGGCGGGACGCCGTGTAGCCATACTCCCGGAACTTTCTGGAAAGCTCCAGCTCGAAGCGTTTCCCTTTCTGTTTGCTGTTAATCGGCATCTCTGCCCCTTTCCGGCGGCTCCAGCCAGCCGCCTTTTTTGTTGTGACGTATAAAACATGAACCGTTTTGAGATACTCTGTTGACAGTTCCATGCTGGACTCTATGACTTCCCATCCGGGTTATCATCTACAACAATTCCGTATACGTGATACATTTTTTCGAAGCTCGGCATTCCGCGTTGATGTGCGATCGTGTGGTGCGTCCTGCACAGGCAGATTTTCCGGTATCCCGAATCATCCACCCGCCGCCGGTCATTTCCCATGCCGATTGTATCAACGTGGTGGATTTCGCCATCTTTCCCGCACACCGCACATTTTCTGTGCTTTATACATGCGTACAGGTACTTTCCGACATCATCCGCGCGTTCTATTCCGCTGTCTGAGAGTGGTATTCCCTCTTTAAGCACGAAATCCATCAGAAACGTGATAAAATCCCGCGCCGTCCCCATCGAACAGTCTGAAAGGGAGAAATAAGGTTCTCCTGTCTCGATCATGTAATTACATTTCATAATCTCTTTCATCTCCTCCGGGAGATAGCCCAACTCAATAGCTATATCCCGGATGGTCGCGTATGCTTTCTTCCGCTGCAGATTGGAAATGTGCCGCCCATCGTCGAAACGCATTTCTGTGCTCGTGATGGTTTTATTTTCAATTTCTTCTTTCAGCCTGCTTTTCGGCAGCCGCACTACAAGCCACGTATCACCGTCTTTTTCTACGGATTTTACGATTTCAGCCAGAGCGTGCATTATGCATCACCCGTTGGCACTTCTACTGCATTCGGTGTCTTTTGCAATTTTTTCATTGCTTTGTTGTACTGCAGAATATTCAATTTTTCTAATGCATCGACTCCAAATAATGAAAAAATCTGTTCTTTTCTCACACCGGTACGGCTTAATTCAGCGTTGATTCTGCGTACCATTTCCTCATTAATTAATGATTTTCCTGTATCCGCAGTTGATTGTTCATTTGTTTTTCGTGCTTCTGGAGATTCTGCATCTGGATCGTCTACCATATCCGCCGTTGGAATGCAAAACACCTGGAAACAAGCGTATTTGTAAGCAATTGCCATTGCCTTATTGGTTGCCTTATCTCCTGTGTCCATCGCTTCTCCTACAATGGTCGATTCGACAAAGGAACCATCCTCCGCATAAAATGTGAATTTGATTTTGCAGGTCACATAATGCATCATTGAACCGTTTTTTGTTTGCATTTCTTTCACATCTCGTTCCAGAATATTCGGGACGATCACCACCTTGTTTTTTGCCAAAGCAGGATGCAAAGCGTTGTAAACGTCGTCAACGCTCCGGAATTTAAAGCCCTGTTGCTTATTAACCTTGTCTTTCCCGACCGCTCCGACATCCGCGATCACGCCAGCAATCGAGCGGTAAATCATCGGGTAGTCTCTGCTTCTGTCAACCTCCACAACTCCCATTATGCCTGTCTCCTCTCAAAATGGATTCCGATGCTGTTAAAAGCCATTTCCACCTGTTCCAGCTCCTCCGGTGTAGCAACAACCTTGTACCACATGGTAACCGTCTGCGGCTGCGGAAACGGCAGATCGTCGCCGTCCTCAGAATCATCGAGTGTAAAAGGTACTTCCGGTTCTTGCGCCGCCACTGTAGCAGCTTTCAGCGCTTCTTCCGCCTTTTTCCGTTCCTCTTCTCTTACTCTGGCGATTTCTTCGATTTTTTTTCGCTCTTCCTCCCGTGCTCTCTCAATCTCAGCCTGCCGGCGCTGCTCCTCTTCCTGCTCGCGGCGGATGCGTTCCGCCTCCAATGCCCGCTTTTTGTTATCCTCGTATGTATTAATCCGGGTAAGGGCGGCACCAAGGTCACGGCTCTTCTGATAGACCTGTAACGCGTCTTCCACAACATCCGACTGCGTATTGCGGATAATGCAAATCTCAGAAGCAACCTTTTCAGCCATCGCCAGAAGCTCTTTTTCGATCTGTTTCAGGCTGGTGGTGGCGTTGTCCCACTTTTTCACATAGATCTCATTGAGTGGCAGGTACTCCGCCCATTCACCGGCGCATTCTGCATACAGCGTCTCAACATCCCCATGACGCTTGCGGATGCGCTCTGCCTCCATCTCTTTCAGCTGACTATCGATCAGGCAGATCGGCTCGTCGATGATTTCAAGAAGCTCTTTTACCTTCTCCTCGAAGTCGTTGTAAGGCACCAGGCACTGCGCCTTTACTTCTTTCCGACGTTTCTCTACTTCTTCTCTGGTCTTCCGGAGAGACGCCAGTTCCGCCTTAGCCACGCTCTTAGATTCCTCAGTGAATACCGCTCCCTGATACTCCGCCATTTTTTCGGACAACTTAGCTTTCATATCCTCAATGTTGCACCGGATCACAGCCGGTTCCTGGCTAATTTCGATCTTTAATTCATTCATTTTCTTTTTCTCCTTCTTTTCTGTTTTCTTCTACTTTCTTCAATCCGAGAATCGCCGCGATTGTCTCAACCTGCGGGAATTTTTCAGATTCCAGATACCGGCGTACTGCTTCGATGTAACATGTTGCCGCATCTGCCGCGCTTTTTTCTACACTTACATCCAAGCCTACATATTCATACTTTTTCATTCTTCTACCTCCACAAATTCTCCGTTTTTCAGCGTGTAATAAGTGTCATCTTTGATTTTTTCGCCGTCTACACGCTCTGTTTTTACGCAGATCGGCACATAGCGTCCTTTTTCTTCATCTTTCACCCATTCTGCAAGCGTGATCCAGCTCCCCTTTTTGCCTTTTGCTTTTGATTTTCTGCCCGCGCACATAATCACAGCGTCTTCTCCGGTGCTGTTGATCTGCGCGTAGTCACCGGACGAGCCGATCTGCGCGGAGTCACCGGACGAGCCGATCTGCGCGGAGTAACCGGACGAGCCGATCTGCGCGGAGTTACCGGACAGATTCGTTCCATTCGTTTTTTCAAGTGTAAAATCAATGCACGCTTTCAAGAACCCTTTAAGTCCGAGTTTTGCGCCGACGTGAATTTTATTTGTTGCCCGCTTTTCTCCGTCATTCCATACCTGACCCAATGCTTCCACTTCCGCAAATTCAGACAAATTTCCGTTGCCATCCACGAGGTCGTAATGGTTCAGAACCTCCCACGGGTCCTCGTAGAAATGCATAACGCCTTTATAGCAGCATCCCTCACCGTACTCCTCATATGTCGTGTTTTCCTCGCACTGTTTCCCTCCGCAGGAAAAATCTTTCTCGAATCCCTTAAAACCTTTCATTCCCATTGCCTTTTCTCCTTTCATGTGCTATGATGATGTTGTCTTTTTATGGATGCCCTTCGTCTCTCCGGAGGGCATTTTACATTTTCAACCACATCTGGAACACTCTGTCTTTCTTCTTTTCCGCCTTTTCAGCTTCTGTTTTCTTTCTCTTCTCCTCAGCGTCAACCGCCAGAAAAGCAAGATACCCGAGAATCATCAGCGAAAAGCACCAGAAGAACCCGCCCCAATTGATATTGCTGATGGCCACGAGTGCCGTAACCCACAGAATCACTTCTGCTGCTACAATTTTTTTCTTCAATGCTTCGCCCTCCATTTCTCCAGCTCCACTGTGTCGAACACAAGCGGGCTGTTTCTCTTCATCGGGTTGATTTTTCTCACAACCCCCGCCGGTGCGTATTTCTCGGCGCGTTCAAGTACCGCTTCGCCCAATAACGGGTTTTTCAGCTTAAGCAGTTCCGATTTTCTCATATACCGCGCCGGATACGATATCCGACTTTCTTCTTTTTCTTTGATCCGGACTTTTCGGCCTAGAAACATGAAAATCATTTTTTCTGCTTCTGCTTTCGTAATTTCTTCCATCCGGGGAACCTCCTTACTACATCACCAACACGGCCGCCACAACCGTTATCAGCACCACGAAAGTTACCAGCCATGCCGCAAACCAGAATTTTGCTCTTATTCTGGCTTCTCGTATCACGCTGACTGCGAATCCTTCCGCCTGCTCCCATGTCGTTTCTTCCATGTTCCTCCTTACTCGATTCGTTCCCACTGGAAGCGGCCTTTCCCTGAGTTTCGCCACTGTCCAAGACCTCTGAGTGCGCCGTAATCGAACCATTCAGCCACTGCTCCAGCCATCGTGTCAGTTAAGCACTGTACCGTGAACTCAATCCATGCTCCCGCTGGGATGCTCTCACTGTTCGCCAGGGCTGTTTTTTCTCCCTGTGGTGTCTGTCCCCTGAGCGGTCGCTCACAATTTCCGATTGTTCCCTCAAAATGAATCGGGATCTGACGTTCTTTCACAAAGATCAGTCCATCAATCTCTTTTTTGTAAGCCTTAATCTTAGAACTTTTTGTTCCGGGTACCTTTCTCAGCATTCCAGCCGCATCCTTGAAGAATCCCTTGATCTGGTAGTCCCAATAGATCGGCACTCCCTCTTTGTTTCTCGGGAATATGGTCATTCCCTTCTCGATGGCTGCTTCCACGCCGAGCGCTTCGACCTCTTCCTTCTTGCTCGGCGCGTTCGGTGCCATAGACGCAATATAGGTCTTATGGATCTCCTTATCTGCCGCCGCTGTTCCAAGAATTTCCTCGGTGAATGTTAATCTTACTTTCATTTCCTTCATGTTGTTTCTCCTTTTCGTTTTGAGTTTTGATCCTTTCGTTGCTCCGATACTCTTCTCCACGCCTTCGCGTATCAAATCGCCGCACTTCATTTCTTTGCTCAGAAATTCCTTTCTGTGCTATTCCATTCCCTTGCCGAACTGCTCGACGCTCTTCCGTTGCTCATCTTGGCTTACACTGCTATTCCTTTGCTCCGACCTGCGATTCCTTTCCGTAGCATTCCGGTTCGTTGGCTCGCTGTACCATGCCCTCGCTCAGCTCTACTGTTCGGCGCCATTCCATGGCTTTTCATTTCCCAGCATTTCGTAGCAGTTCGTAGCTCTTCCTTCGCTTTTCAGCTCATAATGGTGCATCGCTATTCCGTAGCCCTTCTGCTCAACGTTTTGCCTTGCCATTGCACAGCAGTCTTCTCTTCTCTTCGCATTTCCCTAGCTATTCAATGACTCGCCTAACCCTGCCATTCCGTTGCACTTCAAATTTTCGCAACTCCTAGCTTCGCTTTTCCCTAGCGTGGCCGTCTCAGCTATGCCATTGCGGCGAGAATTTTGTTGACGAAATACTTCTGACCTTTCCCCGTCACTTTCGGGGTGCGGCTGATCCGAACATTTCCGTTCGGCTGGGTGATCGTGGACTCTTTGATCTCCATAACCTCGAGATCCATGCTCTTCTGTGTCGGCATATTGTAACTGGCTCCGTCCTTCCGGATCAGATAACCGTTTTCCCGCATCCACTGGAAGAGCCGCTTCTCGCCGATGTCAACCCCGTTCTGCTTAATCAGCTTTGCAAGGTCGCCGATCAAGATTGACGTTTTGCTTGCGCTCACCGCGTCCGCGAAAATCTCTTTCGGTCGCATCCGTTCAATCGTCCGGTTCTGCTCCTCAATGGTTTTCTGCGCTTCGAGGACTGCCAGAGCCAGTAACTCCTTGCCCTGCGGTGCTGTCTGCTGATACCCGCCGGTTTTCCGGATCGCCGGAAGAACCTCCGACGTTATCCAGTGCTTGAATCTCTTTGCTTCTTCCATCTTGCTCGAGAGAATCAAGCTATACAGCCCGGACTCGTTAATCAGCGTTACATCCCGCCGCTGACCTGCCAGAACGATTTGTTCGGTCAGCTTGTCCTCGGCGTCTACGTGATCTCGAATTGCTTTCTGCTGGTTTTGGTATTTCAGCACCTTAGCAATACTGGATCCGACGAACCACGGTTCACCGTTTCGCATCTCGATTCGAATACTCCCGAACTCTGCATTCGTGATAATCATTTCGTTCATGCTTCCACCTTCTTTCTGTGGTCAAGAAAAGCTATTTTGCGTACTGAGCAGCGCTTGCGATGCTCAATATGTTTTATATCTTTTTCTTATTCTCTTTCTTATTCTTATTCTAGGGGCGTTACTGTGACGATACACCTCTGTTAGCGTAACGTTATGATAACGTTACTTAGCAAATTGCAATATTCCTAGTTGCATTTTGCTGTTCAATATTTCTCGTTCCAATGCCGGATGCGTCGGTAAAGTTCATCTGCCGCAGCGACTTTTTCAAGTTCTTCTTTGGTGATCGGCCGCGGCTCTCCGGCTTCCAGTTTTTCGATTTTCTTTTCCAGATCTGCGATTTTTCCGAACAGCTTTGCACTTGCATACTCTTCACTTTCCAGATCGTCCGCCAGATGTGGTAACGAAAGTAATGTTTTCAAGATTCCCATAGTCTTTACACCTTTCGTGTGTTATCCTCTTTACGAGGAGGTGAAATAATTGAATATTTCGAATGTTATCAATCTTGTATCAGTTGCTGTCAGTGTCACAAGCGCCATATTCGCGGCGCGTCAAACCAACGTTGCAAACCGAATTGCTCAAGAGCAACTTGACGAAACCAAAAAACCTAAACTCGGTATAGTCACTCAGCTCGAAAGCATTTCCCGTTCCATTCGTCACCTTGATGACACTGTAGAGAAGCTAAAAAAGATTGATGATCTGAACAACCAGTGATACGAGTGATGCAGCAAGCATAACCAGTGAGCCAATGTGCGCTCTTCTCGTACACTTAACGATTTTCTCCCATGCTTCGATACGACGCAGGTCGTCTTCGTCAAATTCGTACTCGTCGGATTCATCGAAGCATGGATCTTCTACATCTCTATTCACTTCTTTTCCGCTCCTTATGTTTTCTGTAACCGGGCTTTATCGGCTTCTTCTCTATCGCGAAGTGCCGAAAGATAGATGATGACCATGTTCTTACTGTCTTCTGGCAGTGACATGAAAATATCTGCAAATTTCTTGCAATCTTCTTTATCTTTTTCTGCTACCATGTACTCACCTCCTTTGTACTTTGTACATTCTCAATATAGCACTATGTACATACTTTGTCAACATGTTTTTTCGTACTTTGTACGATTTTTTCTATTGATATTTTGCTCATTCTGGTGTAAACTATCATTAGACAGGAGGTGAAAATGTTGCATGAAAGATTGAAAATGCTGCGTAAAGCCTTAAACATAGGTAGCCAGCAAAAATTCGCAAACGATCTTGGGATATCGTTTTCGAACGTCTCAAGTTATGAGATGGGAAGGCGAACCCCTTCTGATGCCGTCATTAAATTAATTTGCGAGAAATATAATGTGCGGGAAGAATGGCTCCGAGATGGAGAAGGTGAAATGTTTCGTGATGTTGATGTAGACTTCGGAACTATATGTGCCGAAATCGGAATTGAAGACTTGAAAGCCAAAGAAGCAATTATGAAATATTATCATCTTTCAAAAGAAGACAAGGAACTTTTTTGGAAGTTCATGGATCGCTTTTCGAAATAAAAGAAGCAGGGGTCAGTTCCCCTGCTTCTTATTTTCCGCGTATAATCTTTTTACAAAGCCATAAATCATATCAATGTACGCTGGATTGTAAATTTCGTCTACCATCTGTTTTATTTCTTTCTTTTTGTCTTCCGGTTGTTCATCTCTCATGATTATGTACCTCCTTGACAGTCTCAATCAAAATAGTGATACCACGATTACAGAATATTCGTTCGATAATGTCAACCGTGCGCCACGTATCTGCCTATTTCGATATACAGAATCTCTAATTTTTCAACTTTTTTCTCCCCCCTTATTGACAGTTTTTAAAAATATGATAAAATTTTCTGTATAACATCTTTATACTTATATTACACCGGATACCGCACAAGATGTTGACGTAATTTCATGTGTGCTTGCTCTTTTGCTTGATAATTTTCGTCAGAATCTTGATACAAAGGGGGAATTTAAGGTGACTACAAAGAAAGAGATGTTAGACACGTTTGCGGAAAATCTGGAAAAAGAGCGCATAAAGCTCGGGTATACTCAATGTGAATTCGCGAAAAAGCTGGGGATTTCGGCATCTTCTTACCGGAACATCATTTCCCGCCGCGTGGACACGTTCAGTATCATGCTTGCGCCGAAACTCTATGAGCTGACAGGAAGATTCTTATACGAGATGTTTGGGCAACGCAGTATCGAGATTGAAGTGCTGAACAAATTCCGCAAATTAACAGATCGGCAGAAAGCCTACATAACCGCCAAAATAGAATTCGAGCTTGAGATGAAAGCCAAAGAAGAAGATCCTGCGAACATGTTGGATGTCCTGCTTCTGACAGGAAACATGGAAGATGGGATGGTTCTGGATTCCGCACATGAAGAGCATGTGTATTGCCCGGAATATATCAAGAAATACGGAGAGCGGCTGCACTGTGGCATCCGGATAACATCGAACCACTTACATCCCGTATATATCAAGGGTGATATCATCGGAATCTCGAAGCGGCCGCCCAGGGACGGTGATACATGCGTCCTGGTCAATAAAAAGAACGGGCGGGCGTACATCCGTAAATTTATCCAGTCGGAACCGTGCAGAATGGAGCCGATAAACGGGTATGGGGATGTCATAACCATAGATCACAACAACCCGGACGAGATGAGGGAATGGGTTATATTTGGCGTGGTTATCACGGTTCTGCGCAGATAGGGGGAGTCAATATGGCAGAGACAAAATATTGCAAACATTGCGGACAGGTTATTGACGCGGATTGTGTCGTGTGTCCGAAGTGCGGAAAGCAGGTTGAGGATCTTAAAACAGATCAGAAGAACGTTATTATTAATAACAACAACAGTAGCAGCGCATCCTCTTCTGCTTCTTCATCAGCAGCGGCAGCGGCGAGTGCAAGCCAAGGAGTATACGTCACAGGAAAGCCAAAAAATAAATGGGTTGCTTTCTTCCTGTGTCTTTTTACTTTATGCGGTCACAAATTCTACGAAGGAAAATTCGGAATGGGTATCCTGTACCTCTGTACCCTGGGGATTTTTGGAATCGGATGGATTATCGACCTGTTTACGATTCTAGGAAAACCGAATCCGTATTATGTATAGATAATAAAAAATGGCCTAACAGACTGTGGCGCAATCTGTTAGGCCTTTCATAAGAGGTTACTCCCCGGAAGGAATAATCTAATCTAATGAACATGATTATGTTATCACACTTCCGGCGGCTTCGCAAGTGGAACGGGAAAATTTTCGATTTTTTTCGACTATTTTTTCCCGTCTGTTTGCGGCCGCTTTTTTGCACCCATTTTGCGCCGTCTCTGTGGCTTTTCCAGCCACTAAACGAAAGGAGCCTATAGATGGCAAAGGCAAAGTATACGAAGCAAAAGAACGGGTATTTTCAAGCTCGTGTGTGGGATGGAAGTTATGTTGATGGGAAAAAGCACTATATTACGATCCGGTCGAAGAAAAGCAGTAGGGATCTGGAAGCAAAAGTGACAGCTTACAACGACAAGATTAAGAACCTTGAAGCCGTCCGAGATAAAAACATCCTGTTTCTGGACTACGCCGGGCGGTGGCTGACAGTCTACAAAGCCGAAGCAACGAACAACACGAAGAGGATGTACCGGAATATCATTGAAAAGCATCTGCGGCAGATGGACGGCGTGCGGCTCTGCGATGTCCTGCCGATCCACTACCAGACAGTCCTTAACGACGCGGCCGGAAAGAAACGCATCCAGCAGCAGATACAGCTTACATTCTCGCAGATCATGAAGGCCGCGGTGCATGACCGATTATATCCCGCCAACCTGCTGGAGGATCTCAAGGACGTGATGAAGCCGATCGACTACAAGGCGGATGAGAAACGACCGTTAACCGAAAACGAAAAAAACGCCATGGTGAAAGCAGAGTTATCCCCATCTGATCGGATTTTTGTGGATATCTTATACTGCACGGGGCTACGATGTGGAGAAGTTCTTGCTCTCACACGGTTTGATATTGATTTTTCCGAAAAGGTCATCAACGTGAATAAATCAATCGAGTTCGATGATGCCGGAAAGCCGAGCATCAAAGAACCGAAATCGAAGAACGGATTCCGGCAGGTTCCAATTCCGCCGCAGCTCTATACGTCGCTGGAAAGCTACGTGCGGTTCTGTATCAAGGGAACACTTCTGTTTTCCATGCAGGACGGCAAAATGGTGTCTAAATCCTCTTACCGCCGGAAGTGGGAAAGAATCATAAAGGAAATGAACAGAGTCGCTGAAAAGCCCGTCTGCGGACTCACAGCCCATATTTTCCGCCACAACTATTGTACGTCGCTCTGCTACCAGATCCCGCGTATCTCGATCAAGAATATTGCGTCTCTCCTGGGGGATGACGAAGCAATGGTTTTGAGGATTTATAATCACATCATGCTGGAAAAAGAGGATACCGCCGGAGCGGTGGAAGCTGCTCTTTCCATGTGATACGAGGTGACACGAAAATGACACATTTACATTCCTCTACATTCCTCTACAATGCCTTACTTTGATTTTCCGATAATTTCATTCCGGCAACGTAAAAAGGCTGAAAACCCTAGTAAAATCAAGGGTTTCCAGCCTTTTCAATTAGTGAAGCATCGGGGATTCGAACCCCGGACAACTTGATTAAAAGTCAAGTTCCCTTACCGCCTAAAATGCCCGCAAATACGCCATTTTTGCGAAAGCCCATGACACAAAAATGACACATTCAGATCTTAGCACATTGTGTCTATCCTGTCAAATAAAAAACCGCGTCAATTTTTGACACGGTCTTTTGTACGTATATTATTTGTTTTGTCTATATTTCTTTATCCGTTTTGCGTTTTCAGAAATGTTTTCATTATATGCAGGTCTTACCCTCGGTAAATAGGCATGAACTGTCGTTTCTGCATAACCAGTTATTTCAGAAATTTCTTTTGCATTTTTTCCTCGATCATATAAATTCAAAATAATTTCATGAGTATCATTTGCAACAATTCCATACGTAGATAATACCTTTGCTATTTGTTGCCAATTATACCCAGTAATTTTATGCACACCTGTTATTGATTGTTTTTCTTCGAACGCCGATAAAATTTTTTCATCTTTTAAATTCATATAGTTTCTCCTCTCAAATATTTTAGTTCTCCCCTCTTATTTTATCTTGTTCAACAACTCTTTCCAACAAATTCAGCACATACGACGGCGGCTTTCTTTCTCCACTCTCCCAGTGACACAAGGTCCCTTTCGGGATCCCATACCGTTTGCAGAAAGCTCCTTGTGAAAGTCCGGAGCGTTCTCTTATCTCTTTAATCGTCATAACTTTCTTCCCCGTCTTTCTTCGCCATCCACTCTTTATTTTGTTTTATCCTGTTAAAACTTTTTACTATTTTTTTCTCGAATTTCTTCTTTTCTTCCTCTGTCATTTCACGATCGTTTTCAATTTTGTTTATGACTTCTTTTGTTATTCCTTTGTTTTCCCGGACCACTTGATATGCCCATTGTGCTCCTTCGTAGTTCATGCACTGTAGTGTGTGAATGATTTTCTGTGTGATCACATATCCCGGATTGATCACCGGCATTGAGTTTAATTTTTCTTTTTGCTTTTGGGGCGCTCCGCCGACGAACAATTTTGCTGAGTCTCTCGGGTTTCGTATTGCTTTCGGATAAGTTGGTGGTATGAAATCAGCTTTTCCTGTTATACTGCATATTCCGTTTGGATCCAGCTTTTTCAGATAGTAGTCACGCCATTGGAGGTCTTGCCCGTCTCCTGTTTGTAGCGCGTACAGGCAAAATCTTTCGTATTCGTCCGATATGGAGGCCCTTGTCAGGGTTTCCCTCGTTACCATCACGAAACAAATCATTACCTTTTCTTCCGGAAGATTTACTTTCCTTAAAAGATCTTTGATACACTCTCTGAGAAGTCCTTTTTCGAGAAATTTGTACACTGATTTCGCCAGCTCGTCGTCTACTTCCTCGATATATTCTCCTAACTGCTTCATGTAACTTTCGTTCTTTTCTTTGCATTTCGGGTCATTGTACTCGTTGCATAAATATTGCATATTATCATGAATCGGGTGCGGTGCACATCCACTCGTTCTTGACTCTGATTCAATCGTGCACGGAATCGTAAAACGATCTTGCTCATTCAGTGTTGCCCCAACGAAATTTCCACTCTCGTCGAGCAATACTTTTATGTTCGGTTTAATTCTCGTGTGCGCAATCGGAATGATGTTCTCCACTCCCATTCTTTCGTAAATATCTAGGATCTCTTTCCAGTACATCTTTTCCTCCCCTTTCTTTACAGCTCGATTGAGAACTCGCTGTTCAGCAGCTCTTCAAAATCTGGATCTTTTTCTACGTAAGCTCTCAGAAACTCTTCCGGTTCACATGGAGCCATCTCGAAGTGAAGGTCTTCTCTGATCTCATCGTTCATATAGGTTGCGATGTTCTCCATTTCTTCCGTGTTCAGTTTGTATTCTTCTCCGTATCTTGTCATTGTTGTTTCCGCCTTTCTCTTTTTTGTTTTGTGTTCCTTTGTTAATTATATTGTACTCCATTGGAGCACAAAAGTCAATAGTTTTTTCAAGTTTCCCAATAGTTTTTTATAGAAAAGACGCAGGGGTTGGTATCCCTGCGTCTCCTCATTATTTCTGCTCGTTGCACCACTTCTGCAGCTCCGTTACCATCAAGGTCCTCGTAATAATCTGTCATACCATATTTTACGTCATTAAAATATGCAGTGAAATATTCATTTTCATTTAAATTCTTTGCTTCCGAACTATTCGTTATTACCACTTTTTCTTCTATTTTTACTACCACCTTTCTGATTTGTTTATTTCCTTTCTGTGATTATATATTAGCACATTATACGTATAATGTGCATTTTTTTGCAAATAAAAAAAGCCGTGCCATTTCGACACGACTATTTTTTTATTCGTAAAACACGATATCGGCGCCCGCATCGCCCTCATACTCTTCTGCGGCCTCCTCCGCCTCTTGATATCTTTTATATTTTTTACTGGCGGTTACACCATTCCTGCAAAGCCTTGACCATAGCAGACGGGTAGCTGATCACGCCGTCTACCGGTGTGCCGAGCTTTTTCTGGAGCGCGCGGATGGTCTGCGGTCCGAGGTAGCCGTCTGCGGTCACTCCTGCCCATCTCTGCATAGCCCTGATCAGATCGGATCCGCCGGACAGCTTGCCAGACCATTCGGCCGCCGCGATGCCAGCACAGTATTTTTTGTTGCTCGTCGGCTGATCGCTGATCACGCCGTCTACTCCAGTCTTAAAAATCTCCTGCAAGCGTTTGGTCAGCTCATGACCCCACACACCATCGACTGTGATCGCTTTTGAGGTGGATTTTTTGGCCGCGCCGCCATACGTGCAGAATTTTGAATGGCAGTTGATCCAGCCAGCGCCGGATAACAGCCGTCCCCAGCTTGTATTTTGGATCTCTGTTACCGTATAGCTGCCCTGATCCGTGATCATTCCAACGATACGGCTGTCTGCGTTCGGCTGCTCTCTAATATTAAGGTCGGTATTAACCTTGTAGATACCCGGCTCATATTTTCCACTTTCTGGTTGTTCGGCCGATGCCGCACCACTGATCAAGCTCTTAAACCGCTCCCAATCCCCTCTCTCGATGATCTGGCTCGGGCAGTGCTTGCTACAGATATCGTAGTGGCGGTATACGAGACTTGCCGGAATACCAGTCTCCCGCATGATCTCTTTGACGACCGCTACCGTGTTCTGAAACGCTTTTTCGTAATTATATCCCGCCTGCACGCACATCTCAACGCCGATGCTGCTACGGTTGCCGTAGCGTCCAAACAGGTTATTACCGCCGTAATTAACCCCGACGTGCCAACACCCACGGCTGTGCGGTGCCGCCTGATAGGCGGTGTCACCATCATCCACGTAATAATGGGCGGACATATTCTGAAAATTGCCGTTATACTGCGCTCGTGCGTGTGCCAGCGCGTCTGCTCCGGCGGCGAAGTTATCCGTGTTGTGGACTACGATACATTTAGGATCGTTCTCACTGTAAGTGTTCGTGTTACTGATTAATGATCTGTCAATTCTCATTTGTCGATGCTCCTTTTCCCCAAATTTGGATTCTTAGGAACATTGTACTCTTTTTCTCACGGCTCTTTGTAGGCTTGTTAGACTACGTATCGGTGATGGCTGTATCTTACGTTTTCCTGCGTTACTTTTGCGTAGATCATCGTGGTACTGATCCGCGTATGACCGAGGAGTTTCTGCAGATCTGTCACGTCCATGCCGTGGTCTATCGCATTTGTAGCTGTGGTGTGCCGGATCAGATGAGGAAATAGCGGTCTCCCGATGCCGGATCGCACGCCGATGTTGTGGATGACCTGCTCTACAGCTTGCTTTTGCAGAGCATGGTAAGGCTTACGTATTGTACAGAAAACGGCATCTGTATCGTCTTTTCTGGTAGCCCAATACTTCTGCAGAGTGTATTCTGCGCGGGCGTTAAGATAAGAAACTCTGTGTTTGCGGCCTTTTCCGAACAATCTGACTTCTTTCGTGGAGAAATCAATATCTTCTTTTTTGAGGATCGCCATTTCCGAAACACGGCATCCGGTACTGTAGAAAAACTCGATCATTGCTCTTTCTCGAAGATCAACGCACGCATCCCGTACCATTTCCATCTCGATGCCATCAAGTGGCTCTCGCGGCTTCTCCTCGTACTTAATGGCGTGGATTTTCGCACATGGGTTCTCCGGAATGTAATATTCCAGACAACACCAGTCAAGAAACGTATTGATAACGATGCGCTTAGTGTCAATGGTATGATCCGAGTTCTTCCCAACCAGCCCGTACAAATATAAGCGGATATCGTTTGCCGTGATTTTCTCAACTGGCTTGCCGACGGCGTACAAAAACTGTTCAAGATAACATTTGTAAGTTATAAGCGACTGCGGACTCATGCCCTCAATCTTTTTCGATACCATGTAGACCTTATAGCACGCTGGTAAGAGATCATCCGGAACCGCTACATCCCTGCACTTCTTTTCAATATTGTAATCGTCCGAAAAGATCTCCAATTCGTTAAGCACAACTTTCATCTGCTCAGGTGTGAGCTTGCCGTTCAACTTTGTAATAAACTCGGTCGCAAAATCTGCCATAAAAAAACCTCCTTTTGTGGTTCACAAAGGGAGGGTATTGTGATATAATAATACACGTACCCTTTGTGGTGCAGTTTGGAACCGGGTGTGTCTTTGGTCGGATAGCCCGGTTCCTTTTTTTGTTGTGCTTACATTATACCACGTTGTTTGAAAATAGGAAGTCTTTTTTCAAAAAAGCAAGATTTAAGCAAGATTTTTAATAAATTAAATCCGCATCAATTTGTTCCATTAAAAACTTCTTTGTAGTTGCGTGATAATCAGCACATCCCGTTTTCATATCAACGGCTTCCCACCATATACAATGATCTGGTTCATAATAACCACAATTACTAATTCTGTATCCTTTATACTCGTAGATACCTTTTGATATTTTTACAGCTCCCATACTTTTATTCTCCTAATAGCTGGCCGACTTTTTTCGCATTTTCAGCTTTTTCCTTGCGCTCTAAAGCGAGTTTTTCTTTCAGATTATCCTCTCGTGTGTCATCAAAAACCACGGATGTTTTATCGAGGAACTCCTTCTTCCAGTTGCGGAGAAGATTCGGCTGAATATTGTTTTCGGTTGCGATTGTATTTAAGTCTTTTTCTCCTTTGAGCAGTTCAATCACTAATTCTGATTTGAATTTGGC